AGGATTCCGCTTCCTGCACCACATCCCCCAAGAGCTATGGGATGGCAAGCCGAACGAAACGGACATGCGTGTTCGCCTGAAAAACGGCAGCATCTTCCAGATTGTCGGCTCAGACAAGATTGACCGTATCGTGGGCACCAACCCCATAGGCTGCGTGTTTTCCGAGTTCACCCTTCAAGATCCGGCTGGATGGGACTTCGTTCGCCCCATCCTGCGAGAAAACGGCGGCTGGGCGCTATTTAACGGCACGCCTCGCGGCAAGAACCACATGTACCGCCTGAACGAGATGGCGAAAACCAACGATGAGTGGTTCTCCGAGGTGTTGACCATCGACGATACGGGGGTGATGACAGACGCTGACGTGCAGGCAGAGCGAGATTCAGGCATGTCCGAGGAGCTGATACAGCAGGAGTTTTACTGCTCGTTCACCGGAGGCATGGAAGGGGCGTACTACACCGAACATATGGCTAAGGCGTCTGAGGACGGTCGCATTTGCCGCGTACCGCACGATGAGGCGCTCCCCGTACACACGGCATGGGACATGGGGTTAGACCGCACCGCCATCATATTCTTTCAGACACCGAAAAGTGGCCTGATCAACATCATCGACTATCACGAAGACGGCGGTAAAAGCATGGCGCACTACATCTCATGGGTGCTGCGCCACGGCGAGAAGGAAGATTACGTCTACGGTGAGCATATCGGACCTTGGGAGGTGATCTCCGGCAACTACGAGAGCGGAGTCACCCGCGAAGAAACCGCGAAGAATCTAGGTATCGTATTCAAGCCCGCACCAAAACTGTCCCGTGTGGAAGGTATAAACGCCGTCTTGATGCTTCTCGGCAAGTGCGTGATTGACGACGTGAAGTGCGCCCGCCTGATTGAAGCACTCATCGAGTACCGCCGCAAAATCGACCGCACGACCAAGGAATACAAAGAGGAGCCCCTGCACAACTGGGCGTGCCTTAAAGGGGACACTGAGGTATTGACGCCTTACGGCACTGTTGCTATAAAAGACCTACCAAACACAGGTAAGGTGCTTACGACATGCGGCTGGAAACAATACAACAACCCACACATAACTCGACAAAGTGCCCCTCTTGTGGAGGTAACGTTCAGCGACGGGTATACGGTGAAATGCACGCCGGAGCACAGATTCTTAACGGTGAGCGGGTGGAAATTAGCCGAACACCTGACGCCGGGTACGCCGATCCAATCTGGCTCGATGAAATCACGCAATACTTTGACGGTGGATTGTTCCGCCTTTGGCCTGCTGAGCACTACTTTGCAAGAGGCGGTAAAAGTCTGCATCGAGCGGTTTGGGCAAGCGCTTTCGGGCTTATTCCCGCAAAGCATCACATCCACCACAAAGACGGCAACCCAAGAAATAACAGCCTTTACAACTTGGAGCTTCTTCCCGCAGCCGAACACTTGGCCCTATCATCAAAGAATCGTCAAAAACCTGAAGGGGGCTGGTTCAGCGAGAAGGCTAGACAGTCCGCTGCCGACTGGCACGGATCGGAAGAAGGGCGGCTATGGCACAAACGCCAGGCCGAACGCACCAAAAGCTGGACCAAATGGAAGCGAGTGCCTGCTAATTGTTTGGGCTGTGGGGAGGAGTATCAGAAACTTCTACGCAAAAACGGCAGGGAACAGAAGTATTGCAGCAACAACTGCAAAGCCCGCCACTACCGTCAAAAACGTGCGGAAGCTAACGGAAACAGCTCCGGTGTGGTGCCTGACAGTCCCTGAGGGGGGCGAGTTCGCACTAGCCAATGGCGCGATAGTCCACAACTCCCACGCGGCTGATGCGCTAAGATACTTAGCAACCGGGCGGCGGAATAAACACATGGCTAAGAAAAAGCGACCCCGCTACACCCAGAAACGGGTAGGCAGCGATAAGCGCGAAGGCGCGTCTTGGATGTCAGCATGATCCCATATACCGAAGACCTCGATATGCCGGACGACGTGGCAGACGTTCACGCCGCGCGCAAACTCGACATCGAGAAGCACGACGAGTGGCGCAAAGAGGCCGGGATGCTGTTCGACTACTACGCCGGGCACCAGTGGTCTGACGAAGACGAAGCGTCAATGGAAGCTGACGAACGCCCGATGGTGACGTTCAATCGCTTCGCCCCCACCATTGACGCCATCAAAGGCTATGAGCTGAATAACCGCCGCGAGGTGAAGTACATCTCGCGCGGCATGGAAGATGAAGAAGTCGCCGGGGCGTTCTCCGACATGTCCAGTTACGCCCGCGACGGCTGTGATGCCGAGGATGAAGAATCCGAAGCTTACAGCGACATGATCATCTGCGGCATGGGCTGGACAGAAACCGCCGTCGACTACGACGACAACCAAGACGGCGACATCGTGATCCCCCGCATACCGCCGCTCGAAATGCGCTGGGATACGGCGTCACGGGCAAATAACCTGGCTGATGCTGACTGGGTGATGCGTGAGAAGTGGTGGGATGTTGCAGCCGTCATCGAGCGGTGGCCCGAGCATAAAGAGGCTGTGGAGTCCGCATCTGACGGGTTTGAAGATGAAACCCGCGCCGACACCATCCAGCACGACGCCACCGAAGCGTGGAAATACGAACATGACCACACGATGTTCTGGGATAAGGCCAACAAGACAATCCTGGTGGTTCAGTACCAGTGGCGCGAAAAGGTCGATTTTTACATTGTCATGGACCCCGACACCGGAGAGCAAGTCGAACTGAGCGAAGCGAAGTACGACGCGCTTGTGAATGCGTGGGACATGGAAATCCCGCACAAGAAAATTCGCAAATGGGACTACAAGCAGAAAATGGTCGCCGGGCGAACACTGCTGGAGGAGTCAGAGACGGCTACACCTGGCGGGTTCAGTCTTGAGTGTATGACCGGCAAGCGCGACGAGAAGCGCGCGCAGTGGTTTGGTCTGGGTCGCCAGATGGTCGACCCTCAAAAGTGGGCAAACACGTTTTTGTCTCAAGCCCTGTTCTCGTTCCAGACCGCATCGAAAGGCGGTGTGTTGGTCGAGGAAGGCGCGGTTGAGGATATTACCGACTTTGAGGATTCGTGGGCGGCGTCGGACTCGGTCGTAGTTGTTAACGACGGCGCGATATCGGGTGGTCGCATCACAGCAAAAGAAGTGGGGGGCTACCCTCCGGCGCTCGACAAGCTGATGCAGTTTGCCGTCACGTCGCTCCCGGCCTGCACCGGGGTCAATCACGAAACGTTGGGGTTAGTGGATCGTGAGCAGTCGGGGTCGCTCGAACAAGAGCGCAAAAAGGCCGCGCTGACTATCTTGGCTCCATTGGTCAACTCGCTGAAACGCTACCGCAAACGCCAAGGACGCCGGTTGTTGGCGTTGATGGCGTCCATCTATACGCCTCAGTTGGTGCAGCGCATCACAGAGCGTCAGGTGCCGTTTTGGAACGAAGAAGACGTACGCCGGTACGACGTTATCGTCGAAGACGCGCCGACTTCACCCAACATGAAGGACGATGTGTGGTCTGTGTTGCAGAACATCCTGCCCGCCATGCTGCGCGCTGGGGTGCCTATTCCGCCTAGTTTGGTGCGCTATACGCCGTTGCCGGACAAGGTGGCGTCTGAGTGGGCGCAGTTTGCGGAGTCGCAGAGTGGTCCCGATCCCGAACAACTACAGCAGCAGATGCAGCAGATGCAGCAGCAGTTAGAGGCTAAGGACAAGCAGTTAGCCACACAGAACGATAAACGCTACGTGGCAGAACTGACCCGGCAGACAGAATCGGAGAAACTCCAACTCGAAGGTATGTACCAATCTCGCCGCCTAGCTGACGAGCGACAGGCCAAAATGATGGAAATGGCGCTGAAAGCGGAGATAGGCGAGGACGAACGGGCGGTTAGAATCCGTGAAATGAATCACAGATATGACACTGAAATGGCGCGGATAGCCCAGCAAGAGGAAGCGGTACGTCTGCAATCTCGCACCAACCTGATGATATCCCGAGAGGATAATGAGTCCGACGAAGACATCGCTACGATGAAAGTTCAAGCCGATCTGGCGCAAACCCGAATGGTGGCCGTAAGCCACGAGGAAACTACTAATGTCTGAGCAACAAGCCCGAGAAGACGCACACGACGCCCACATAGCGGCGACATTCACCGAACACGATGATGCGGTGCCCACCAGCGGACTAGCGAATATAGAGGACGACACCCCGGAGATCGATGAAGCCGTCGAATCCGATCCGGTAGTTGTTGAAGCCGATGCTACGGAGGACGCCGATCCGCCCGTTTCGCGCTCACACAACCGTATTCAAGCGTTGTTGGCGGAGCGTAAAGCCGATCAGGAGAAAATGGCCCGTATGGAGGGGCGTTTTGACGCTCTGCAAGCCTCAATGGCTCAGCAAGCGCCCCCGGCACTCCCCGAAGTGCCTGAAATCCCCGACATGGATACCGATCCAGCCGGACACCTGGTGGGCACTCAAGCCGCGCTACAGAAGGAAATGGCGGAGTTTCGGGCGCAAAACCAGCAGCAGCAGCAAGCCGCCCAGCAGGCACAGTACGTACAGCAGATGGAAACGACGTTCAACAATGTTGAGCGTGAGTTCGCCGCAGTGACACCCGACTACGATTCGAGCGTCACAACCCTGCGCGCTAAACGTGTGGAGATGTGGCAGAGCATGGGCTACTCAGCGGCAGATGCTGAAACCCAAGTCCGTAACGAGGCGATGAACATCATCGAGCAGGGCTTGAGAGCAGGTAAAAACCCCGCCGAGGCGTTCTACGCGATGTCTGAGCCTTACCGGCAAGCGGGCGGCGAAACGGAAAAATCGGCTTCTCGCCCCCGACGACCGGGCGGGTTGGGTTCAAAAGGCAGCGCTGGGGGGAGCAAGAAAATGACTCTGGCCTCACTAGCTGATTTACCCGACAGTGAGTTCGCGAAGATTATCGGCACCGAAGAGTGGCACCAACTGCACGTTGATGCCGGCATGGTATAGTTCTACCCGCTACCTCGATTTGCGCCGTAAGCGCTGCCCGCTGGACTCACGTGACGAGTCGCACAGACTGGTTTAACAATCGAGGTAATACCCATGGCTTCCACAAGTTATGGCGTCAACTCCCCGGAAGCAGTCAAGCTCTGGTCGAAGGCGCTTTGGCACGAATCCCTGAAACAGACTTACTACGGTAAGTTCACGGGTCGTGGCTCAAATAGTCTTTGTCAGATCGTCGACGACACCTCCAAAGGTGACGGCGACCGAGTGCGATGCACGCTTCGTATGCTTCTGACGGGTGCTGGCGTACAGGGCGATTCAACCCTGGAAGGGCAAGAAGAGCAACTTGCCACATACACTGACGACATTTTTATCGATCAACTGCGACATGCGGTTCGTTCGAGCGGCAAAATGTCTGAACAGCGCATTCCATTTTCTGTCCGCGAGGAAGCACGACAAGGTTTGTCGGACTGGTTCGCAGATCGGATGGACACCGCTTTCTTCAATCAACTCTGTGGCTACACGGCCCAGGAAGATACCCGATACACGGGTAATCAGGCGGCTCTCGCACCGGACTCTCAACACCACTACGTTCAGAACGGTACGACAACCGAACTTTTGGGCGGCGGTTCGCTCGCTACGGAGACATCCGTAGGTTCCGCGTCAACCTCTAATCGCTTCCGGTTGACGTCGATTGATCGCCTGATTACCACCGCTAAGACGTTGACTCCTCAAATCCGGCCTTTGAAGGCTGGCGGTGACGATCACTACGTCTTGTTCATGCACCCCGATCAGGTTCACGACCTGCGTACCGACGCAACCGCGAACACGATCACTTGGTACGACGCACAGAAACAGGCTATGGCTGGTGGACGTGTGGACAACAACCCCATCTTTACGGGTGCGTTGGGTGTGTATAACGGTGTGGTTCTTCACGAATCAACTCGTGTGACGCTTGGTGCGTCAGGGTCCGCAACTGAGGCGAAAGTCCGGCGAGCGGTTTTCTGCGGCGCACAAGCCGCAATTCAGGCATTCGGAAAGGGATACGGGGCCGGTCGAAAGATGGACTGGACCGAGGAACTGTTCGATTACCGCAATCAGCTCGGCGTAGGTGCCGGTATGATCAGCGGCTTGAAGAAGGCTCGTTACAACGGGTCCGACTTCGGCGCTATCGTACTTGCCACTTCGTGGACTGGCGCATAACGGAGGGTTAGTGATATGGCTGTAACTGCAACTGCATCAATGGCTCAGGCGAATATCGTCCCGGTAGCCAACCACGGCGCTAACAGCATTCCGGTTAACTGGGGTCCGTCAGCTTTGTCGGCTTCTGGTTCTGGTTTGGTGCTTCTAGCCAAGATCCCGATCAACGCGAAAAACGTTCAATTCATCGGCACGCAAGCCGCTGGAGCGACAGCGCAAGTAATCAATCTTGGCATTCGCCACGGGCATTCGGCCTCCATGACGGTATCGGCAATGGGCAATATGCCTACCCAATTAACCGCTGTGGCGACTGTTCCGTACACTCCAGCATGGGATGATGCTGGTGGCGAGCGACATAAGTACGTGGTCGCCTCGAAAGAGTCGGGCACCCAGACGGTATCTGTGGTTATCACGGGTCGCATTTTCTACGACTTTTACGATAGGTAAACGCGACTAAAATGTAGCACCGGGGGCGCAAGCCCCCGGCGTCTTGAGGAGGACGCAAGTGGCTGAGCTACCCGATTACGTGCGTGAGCGCGTTGAAGCGATAACTAGCATTCTCATGCTAGAACACCCTGGTGACGAGCAACTGGCCGCAGCAGCGGGTTACTGCGAAGAACTTCTACGGGCAGACCGCGAAAATGCCGGAGCGATTTTCCTGATCGCCACGGTCTATCTCAAGGCAGGAAAACACGGGCTAGCTGAAAACCTGTACATGCGGGCGCTTCAACTCGCCCCTGACATGCCTGAGATATACAATAACCTTGGCTCTATCTACCAACTCGAAGGCCGCACCGCTGAAGCGCTTGAAGCGTTCAGCAAGACGCAGGAGTTAGATCCCGATAACAACGAAGCGCTGGGCAACCTCGCGTCGGTGTACGTCAACAACCACACCCCCGACAAAGCTATAGAACTGGCCGATCGCCTGCTTGAGCGCGAGCCTGATAACAATGATGCCATCTGGAATCGCGGCCTGGCGTACCTGGAAAAAGGCATGTGGGACGAAGGCTGGAAAGCCTATCGCCACGGGCTGAACCTGCGAGGCACCGCCAGCGGCGTCCGCAAATACCGCGATTACGGCGGACTACCCTACTGGGACGGCACCCCAGACCAAACCGTGATTGTCTACGGTGAGCAAGGTGTGGGTGATGAAATCCTCGGCTACTCCATGCTGCCGGACCTCCTCAACCACGGCGTAATGCCTATCCTCGAAACACACCCCCGGCTGGTGAACATCGCACGCAATTCGTTCGATGAAGCGTTCCCTATCTACGGCACCCGCAAAGGTGAGGAAAGCGAAATCACATGGCCCAAGTGGCATAACGCTGACGCTCGTATCCCTATTATCGGCCTAGCGGAATACTTTCGCGGCGGAAACATGGCGGACTGGCCAGAGCGCAAGCCCTATCTGAAGCCCGATATCGCGAATAAGGAGCGTATTCGGCGTCAGTTCGACGAACGCCCCGTAGTGGGTATTTCATG